CGCGCCGGCGCACACGTCAAGCAACCACCGCAATCGACAACATATCCCACACACCCCCGAGCTGGCAGGGGAACGAAAAAAGAGAAACATACGATATGACCCACGAAAGCAACAACACTGGCTAATAAAATACAGGCGACCGGAACAGCGGCGACTGGAACAGCGGCGGCTTGAACAGCGGGTACTTTAACTCAGATACACCAGACACGGTTCGCGCCTTTAACAGGGATTGCAGTCGTGATGATTGGAATTGTGCAGAAAAGCCAGATTGGCTTTATGAGGCATCTTGCACAACATGGGTAACTGAAAGTGGCATGACGGACGCCGAGAAGGTGGACAACCCAACGTTCCACACATGCGGCGGCTACCTGCGAAAAAACGATTGGGCAGAAGAGTGGCGCAAGGCGTTTGAAGGCGCAAGCGATGAAGATGTGCAAAAGGTGCGTGACCTTCCAAACTTTGACTATGTTGTGTTTGAGGAAATCACTGGCCTGGATATTCGACCGCAAGAGCAATCGAAAACATGCGACGGAAAGACCGTTGAGATTGACGGTGTGAAGTATGAGCTGCGGGAAATCAAGTAACCCCCCCCCAGCCCCCAACCACAGCACAATAGACAGAAGGAACGACACATGCAGAACATAGCCGATGACCCCTGGTTCATTGATGCGTCTTGGATAGTTGAGAGGGTTGGAAGTCGAGTTACATGCTCCCCAGCCCCAACGGATACTGACGAAGATTTCCTTTGCTTGGTTCCAGAAAAGGACGGAGGGCTTGAGGCTCTTTCTGCCCACGGATTTAAGCAAGATGGTCAGCCAGAGTTCTACACGGGGAATGACAACGGAGGGTTTCGCAGTTTCAGAAAGGATGATGTGAATGTAATCACAACGAATGACCGTGATTTTTTCATGTTGTTTTTGACTGCAACACATTTAGCGAAGAGGTTCAATCTTCTTAAAAAAGCTGATCGAATCGCGCTTTTCCAAGCGGTTCTTTATGGCGTGGATTATTACAATTTGGAGCAAGAATAATGGCCGGAAGCGTCAACAAGGTAATCATCATTGGCAACCTGGGGCGAGACCCAGAGGTTCGCACCTTTCAGAACGGAGGCAAGGTTTGCAACTTGCGCATTGCCACATCCGAGACATGGAAAGACAATAACACGGGGGAGCGCAAGGAGCGCACCGAATGGCACAGCGTAGCGATTTTCCAAGAGGGCCTTGTGCGCATCGCAGAGCAGTACCTCCGCAAGGGGTCAAAAGTCTACGTGGAGGGAAAGCTTCAAACGAGAAAATGGCAAGACCAGAGCGGCGCTGACCGGTATAGCACAGAGGTAGTACTTCAGGGCTTTGACGGTGTTCTGACCATGCTTGACAGCGCGGGCGGTGGCCAGCAAGGCGGCGGCTCTGGCGGGTACGATCAGGGCAGCGGGTACGGTGGGGGGCAGCAAAATCCACCTTCGCGCGATATGGATGATGATTTAGATTCCATACCGTTCTAACGGAATATCTTGAACATACCGTTTTGAGCGTGTATGCTTGCCCTATGACATACACATGCAACATATGCGGAACGGATAGCGAGAAGTCGGAGTTCTATAAGGGCGTCACTTCTCGCTGCAAGGAATGCCATAAGGCGAAGGTTCGGGAAAACCGAAAGGAAAATGTGGAGTATTACAGGAAGTACGATGCTGACAGATTCCAGAATGACCCGAAGGTGAGGCAGAGGCATAGGCGTTACCAGAAGACCGAAGCTGGCAGGGCTTCAATGGCAAAGGCGCAGAAGAAGTGGCTTGAATCGAACCCAGAGAAAAGAGCCGCGCACATATTGCTTGGTAATCGGGTCAAGAGTGGTGACGTGGAAAAGCCTGACACATGCCAAGAGTGCGGCGCTGGCGGGCGCATACACGGACACCATGAGGACTATTCTAAGCCCTTACAGGTCGATTGGCTTTGCGCCACATGCCACGCCAAACGCCACACTTAACCCGCGACACCACACCACATCCCCTCAGCCCGCAACACATGGCAGGCTAGGGGAAACAAGGAGAGACACATGGCCGCTATCAAGCGCGAGGAACGCATAGGCGATTGCCGGTTGATACTGGGTGATTGCCTTGAGGTGATGGGGGAGTTGGGGCCGGTTGATGTCGTGGTGACAGATCCACCTTATGGGATGTCCTTCCAGAGTAACTACCGGATCGAAAGGCACAAATCTATTGAAAATGACGGTGATGTTAGGCTGCTGCAGTGGGCCTGTGAAATCCACGCAGCTCACAGCAAGTACATATGGATGAGGTGGGATAATCTTGGCGACATTTCTAAGCCTCGCAGCCTGATAACTTGGGTAAAGAACAATCATTCAATGGGCGACTTAGAGCATGAACATGGGAGAAAAACTGAGGTTTGTGCCTTCTACAAGGGTGAAGATCATTTTTTCCCGGCAGGTCGTCCAGTTGATGTGATTACTGTGGCGCGAACAGGGAACGAGTACCACCCGACGCAGAAACCCGTGGATTTGATGCGAAACGTCATTGAGTGGACGGATGGCGTGGTTTTTGACCCCTTCATGGGCAGCGGCACCACCCTAGTTGCCTGCGCCAAGCTAGGCCGCAAGGGCATCGGCATCGAGTTGGACCCTGATTATTTTGACATTGCTTGCGCGCGTGTTGAAGAAGCCTACCGCCAGCCTGACCTTTTCGTTGCGCCACCAACAACACCGCCGGAACAAACCGGCATGGATATTTAGGAGAGAGACATGTTACAATCCCAATTCACAGCAAACGCCCAACACCCCGACAAGTACGACGGGCACGAGTTCACGCCACGCAAGGCCAAGCACCTACCGCTTGACGGGTCACCACTCACGGAGGCAGAGCAAAAATTCCTGCGGGAAAAGGCGGCGTTTATGTGTCCTCGCCTCGCTGATAAATACGGGGTTCTCTCAACAACGCCACTACCCCCGCCTGATGAGGTATTAACAATCTCTCCCCGCTCAGCGTCATACCGGAGAAATCTGAAAATCCTCCTCCACAATTTGAGAGCGGAGGGCCGATGGCTGACCCACAAGGAAGTCTCGGGCATGGTGGGAGGCAGTAAATCATCCGTAACGAACTACCTGAAAGACCTGACTGGATCGGGGCGCGTTGTCCGCAAGAGCAAGAAGGGATGCCGCCAGGGGGCGTTTGTGTATAAGGCCACCCCTGCGACGCCCTGACGCATTCCACCCCACCCCTTTCTCTGCCATACTAAACCCACGCAAAGGAGGCGAGCCATGTTTTACAGGAAAGACGATTACGCAAGGCCAGTAAGGTATACAATCTATACCGGCCCGCACACACCGCTTTGTGTAAATGGAAAATTTGTGAAGTTCGAAACGGAAGAGGGTGCGGACAATTACTGCAAGAAACATGGGTAATTTTCTTAAGGAGGTGATCAGCATCTAAGCCAACGCTACGGGCGGCAAGCTCGCCCCTAGCACAAGCGCACGTAGCTCAACGGAAGAGCAAGAGGTTTCTATTCTCTAGGTTGCGGGTTCGAATCCTGCCGTGCGCGCCAACCGATTCTTTGTAGGGAAGCCCAACGCGATGTCGCAACCTGAGTTTGATCACATGATTGCGCGCGTGTGTTTGGGGAAACTGCCGGATGATCTGGCACGGGCTTCTCTTCACAGGGACGGATAAAGGAGAGATGAAATATGGCATCGGCTGATTATTGTTTGTGCAAGGTGTGTGGGCGTAAATCTTTTTACGATGCTAACCTGTATTTTGATACCGACAATACAAATAGGGACGGTGAATTTATCCCAGATTATTGCGGAGATTACGCAGGCCTCTGCACTAAGTGCGGCAAGACCCATAAATTAGTGGCCGTGAAGAATGACTAACCCCCATCCCACATCAACAACCTATCGCATAGCCCGCGCCCGCCAACTTATCGCACAGGCCCGCGCTGTAATGAGTAAGTATCAAGGAGAGACGGAATGAGTGTCAGAGGCCCACGGCCAAATGATCCTGTGAACTGGCATGAGGCTATCGCAAAGGAGGCCGCTGAGATTGCCCGCACCCTCATTGCAGAGATAGACAAGGAGGGTGACACATGAGGGGTGGAATTACCGTAAACCCGTTGGTTGGGTGGAGGGTGAAAGATAAGGGGCTGATTCATCACTATTGTGAAGCCTACACCATTACCCAGGGCCGAAAGGGGTGTAGCGTGTCCATTTATCTTGACCGATGTGGGGAGGAATTAGGTTTCTTTGGTGACTTGGAGGCAGCAAAAGGCTTCGTTAATGGGCATTACAGCCGTCGCATTCGTGGCGCAATAAAGGGAGACAACACATGACCAAGCTAGATGCACTCAAGGCGCTTGCCGAGAAGGTGGAGGCGGGGGATACTGAAGCCGTTCGTGAACTGATTGTCCATGACGATGAAAGTTTTGACCCAAGATGGCTTGGCGTCGGTCGGATTATGGAAGGCTCCCTAGACGCAGCTAAGGCACTGATGGGTTCTGTGTTGCCGGAAGATCGCTGGGAATGGCAGGTTAGCTATTTAGGGGCTAAGGTGGGGTTTGATGGATTGGACGGATATGCGGAATTTGTAGTTGATGACAGGTCCGACCCCGCCCGCGCCTGGCTTCTCTGCATCCTCAAAGCACTAATATGGAAGGAAGAGCAATGAGCAACAAGGATCTGATTAAGAAGGCCATCGGAGCAGCCGAGTGCTATGAAGCGGAAATTGACACGGACACAATCGCAGAGGCGCTACGTGAATGCGCAGACGCCCTAGAGGCCCAGGAATGGCGCACAGACATGGAGAACGCGCCACTGGATAAGGCAATGAAGGTGGCGTTTGGAAATAGTGTACGAATAGCCCACCACTCAAGCGCAACCGGCAAGTGGTGGAGTGAGTACGGGCACGAACTTAAAGAGCCAACCGCATGGAAACCCCTAGACACCCCACCCAACACAGGGCAAGATACCTGAGACGGCCTACTCACCGTCTCTCCTCTGTTGAACTGGCCCCGCTTGGAAACTTGCGGGGCTTTTCTTTTGGGTGTATATTCTAAGCAAGTGTTACAACGTAACAGGACAAACCGATGCCCTTGAAGTCAGGCAAAAGCCGCAAAAGCAGGCCGTTGCCATAGCGCTTTCCAAGGCAGGTAAGGGTAAGACCAAGAAGCGCGGGCCGAAAGGAACTAAGTTTGACTGAAGGACAAGCAATCATCATAGCATGCGCATTCTCAGCACTCCTGCTTAACGCACTAGGGGTGCCGTTCTTTTGGGAGGTCTGGTTCTAATGGGGGATAAGCTCACTCCAAAGCAGGCACGGTTCGTTGAGGAATATCTAATTGACCTCAATGCAACTCAGGCCGCAATCAGAACAGGGTATAGCGCAAAAACTGCTGAGGTTCAGGGGTGCAGACTGTTAAGTATTGCTAAGATAAATGCCGAAGTTGTTAAGGCTATGGCAGAAAGAACGAAAAGAACTGAAGTTACGCAGGACATGGTGATTGCTGAGCTTGCCAAGATTGGCTTCTCTGATCTGCGCAATGTGCTTACCAAGTCAGGCCAATTGATCGACCCCCAAGATTGGGATGATAAGATCGCAGGGGCAATATCTTCCATCGAGGTGGTGGCTAGGCTTGGCGGGAACGGGGATGATAACGAGCCAATTGATTACACCCATAAGATTAAGACTTGGGACAAGGGGGGCGCTCTTGAAAAGCTAGGGAAGCACCTTGGAATGTTCGTTGACAAGACGGAGGCTAACGACAAGCTCACCATCACGCTGGCAAACGATGTCGACGACCTTTAAGCTAAACCCCGGCCAACAGAGGGCCATGGACCAGACAATCAAGACCCCTGCACGGTTTCAGTTGATCTTCGGGGGCAGTCGATCTGGCAAGACATTCCTATTTATCTCATGCATCCTTGACCGAGCCTTCAATAGCGCAGGCTCTAGGCATCTCATTGTGCGTAAGGAGGGCAGCGCGGCAAAGCGGGCCATTGCCAAGGATACGTTCCTCAAGGCGTGGGAGATTAAATACCCTGGCGTCCCCGTCCCGACATTCAAGGGACATGATGGTGGTTACTTCGTTCTTCCCAACAAGTCTGAGGTCTGGGTTGGTGGTCTGAACGATGAAAAAGCCATGGAGCGCATTCTCGGCAACGAGTACGCCAGCATTTACATCAACGAGGCGTCTGAGGTGGCATACAGCGCCTTTGTGCTGCTCCGCTCTCGCCTAGCTCAGGTATGCACCACGCTATCAGGGGCAACCCTCAAACAGCGCTTTTATGTTGACCTCAACCCCACTGTCAAAGCTCACTGGACTTATCAGGTGTGGGTGGAAGGCATCGAGCCGCAAGACAAGCTGAAGGTGCGCGGGCACGATACTCAGTACGCATACAGTGTCATCAACCCTGACGACAACAGAGCCAACCTCTCTCAAGAATACCTGGATGACCTTGACGCGCTTCCAGAACGACAGAGGCGCAGGTTCCGCGATGGCGCATACACAGCAGACGATGACAACGCGCTCTGGCGGCGTGACTACATCAAGTATGAAGAAGACCTGCCGGAGATGAATCGTGTCGTTGTGGGTGTTGACCCAGCAATTAGCAACGACATTGGGTCTGATGAGACCGGCATCGTTGTGGCTGGTCTAGGCGTAGACGGGAAGGGGTACATTCTCAGTGATGAAAGTGGAAAGTTCAGACCGGAAGAGTGGGCGCGCCGCGCGATATCGGCATTCCACACGTTTGATGCGGATCGTATCGTTGCAGAGATCAATCAAGGCGGCGCTATGGTGGAGGCCACGATCCAGGCGCAATCAAAGGGGGCAGTGATACCTTATCGCGGAGTCCATGCCACCAAAGGGAAGGCGGTAAGGGCCGAACCTATTGCCGCTCTGTATGAGTTGAACAAGGTTCGACACGCGGATCAGTTCGTTGAGTTGGAGGATCAGATGTGCAGCTTCACCATAGGTTTTGATGCAAAGGCGCAGGGGTATAGCCCCGACAGGCTTGATGCGCTAGTATGGGCGGCAACTGACCTATTCCCAGGGCTAACCCGCAAGAAGGCGGATGACGGGCCGGTAACGGTGCCAAACATGAGAAGGCTGAGCAGGCGATGACTATGGAATCAAACCCCCCGATGCTAACGGAGGATGATCAGGAAAAGCTTGAACTGTTCAAGAACGACCTGACCAGCGATGCGGACGTCAGCGACGAGACGCGCGATGCGGCAAACGAGGACATGCGCTTTGTGAATGTGCCCGGCGGCATGTGGGAAGACTTCCTAGAGGATGACTTTGACCAAGACCGCGTGAAGCTTGAGTTGGACCTTGTAAGCGACTTTCTGCAAACCTTCATTGGTGAGTGGAACCAGAACCGTATCGGCGTTGAGTTCAAGCCCGACGACAGCCTGACCAGCAAGGATGACTCAGACCTGATTAACGGAATCTATCGGTTTGACTTCCGCAAGGGTAGCGGCAAGCTGGCCACAGACAACGCAGTTGATGAGGCGGCGACGTGTGGTGTGGGTGCCATGAAGCTAGCCACGGTGTTTGAGGATGAGGAAGACCCAGAGAACGACAACCAGTCGATTGAGTGGCGTCCGGTCTACAATGCATATTCAACCATCTATTGGGACCAGTCTGCCAAGCGCATTGATAAGCGCGACGCGAACCACTGCACCCAGCTTGACCAATTCACAACCGAGTCATTCAAGAAGCAATGGCCCGATCACAATGCTGTCTCAGCATACACTCCGAATGACCGCAGCCTGCTGAACCTCAACGGCGGAACGTCTGGCAAAGACACTGTTTACGTTGGCACACGGTACGAGATCAACAAAGTCAAAGTCACCATGCATATCTACAACAACCTGCAAACCGGCAAGGTTGTGGCGTATGAGGATGATGAACACGAGGCGATCAAGGATGAGTTGGCCGCTGATGATCTTCAGGTGTTTGTGCGCAAGCGCCAGATCAGCAAGCAGACAGTGGACAAAACCGTATTCTCCGGTGATGCAATCCTTGAAGAGACGCGCCGCATTGCGGGCAAGTGGATTCCGATTGTGCCTTTCTACGGATATCGCGCCTATGTGGATGGGGTTGAAACCTACCGTGGCCTTATTCGCAAGCTGAAGGATGCGGGGCGCTTATTCAACATGCAGGTGAGCCAGTTGGCCGAGAACGCTGCAAGTGCTGGGCAGGAAGTCCCCATCTTCGCAAAGAGCCAGATGCTCAGCGAGGGTATTCAGGATTTGTGGGCAGACAAGAACAACAAGCCCTATCTGCTGGTGGACCCTCTGTATGATGAGAATGGAAACATTGTTTCCGCTGGACCCATCGGATTCAACAAGCCTCCGATGTTGGATCAAAGCACCACAACGCTTATCGGCATTGTTCCTGACTTCATTCAGAACGTAACTGGGTCTGCGCCGAATGAGGCGTTTGACAGCGACATGTCAGGCAAGGCCATCAAGGCCCTTGTGAAGCGCGAGAACATGAAGACCCAGGTTGTCATGGACAACATCGCCAATGCGGTTGTGTGGTCTGGCACGGTCTATCAATCCATGGCTCGCGACATCTACAACACAAACCGGATCATGCAGACGGTGGGCAAGGACGGCACAGAGGGTGAAACTCAGCTTCTAGCGCTTGTCGTTGATGAAGAAACCGGCATGGCGGTTGAAGCTAACGATCTTAGCGCGAAGAAGTTCCAGTCATATGCAGATGCAGGCCCTCAGTATGAGACCCTTGCAGAGCAGTCTGTTGAGGAGCTTAAGGGTATGATGGAAGCCCTAGGCGGCACTCCAGCCGGTCAGAAGTACATGGACGTTATGGTTGCCAGTATGATTGCCAACGTCACGGGCGTTGGTATCGAGCCGCTGAAGGAGTTCAATCGCAAGGTCATGGTTGCCGGTGGAATGGTTGATCCAATCACGCCAGAAGAGCAGCAGATTGCACAGCAGGCACAGCAGCCAAAAGAAGATCCACAGGCCAAACTTGCGGAGGCAGCAGCAATGCAGCAGCAGGCCGAGGCGCAGAGCTTGCAGGCTAGCGCAGCTCAGAAGATGGCCGATGCTCAGAAGAAGGTTGCAGAGACCGCCAAGATCGAGGCAGACACGGGCCTTGGGGACCGGCAAATCCAAGCGGACCAGCAAGAGCAGATGATGGATAATGCCTTCAAGGCAGTTGAGGGAAGAAGCCAACCGAATTGACACCCCGAAAGGTGTTATGATATTACAGAACTACAGGGACCGGACTGCAAAACCGGGTAATATGCCCTCTCTGCCCCATTGAGAGGTTAAATCTTGGGAGATACCAGCGTGAATGACTTGACAGACGATATCGAAAACGAAGCTGAAGACCAGCTAGAGCTTGATGACAGCGGCCAAGAAGAGGTTGATGGCGATCAGGTTGAGCAGGAAGAAGCCGAAGAGATCGAGATTGTTCTAGCAGGTGATGAGGTTTCGCAACCTGAAAGCCAGAGCAACCTTGGAATAAGGAAACGTGTAAACAAGCTTAATGCAAAAGTGAGCGCCGCTGAAGGTGCTGCCGAAGATGCTACTACCGCTCTTGAATTGGAGCGCCAGAAGAACAAGCTACTACAGCTTGCACTTGAGCAGCAGAACGGATCAGCACCGGCAAAAGCATCTGGACCACCTGACCCGTTTGACTTTGATGACGGGGCCAAAGACGCTAAATACGTCGAAGCCCTTCAGGAGTACAATCGGGGCTTTATTCAGGCTGAGATGCAGGCGGCTCAAGAGGCGCAGCCCAAACCCGTAGACAATCGCGCAGTTGAAGCGCGACAGGTGGCCCACTATGAAGCCGCTGACAAGTTGGGGGTTAAGGACTACGCCGAAGCCGAGGACAAGACCATCGAAATACTTGGTCAAGACACAGCCGTTCAGATGATCGGTTCCTTGGATAACTCACCACAGGTCATGTACTACCTGGGCAAAAACCCAGCTAAGGCCGAGCAGATCAAAGACTTGCTTACATCGAATCCGGTCAAGGGCGTTTTGGAATTAGGTCGCCTGAGTGCGGGTCTAACCACCCGACCAAAGGCAAAACGAAACGCCGCACCTGATCCAGACGGAGAGCTTGAAGGAGCATCTGTCACCCGCAACACAAAAGGCAAGCGGGGGCCAGCAGGGGCGACATTCACTTAAGGGTGAACCCAAATGGCTAATAACTTTGAGAGCAACTTTACGCGGCAAGTGGCCCGCGTTTTCCTAGAGAAGTTTGAGAGTTCCCGCATTCTTTCCAAGAACGTGAACACTCAGCTTCTCGAAGGTCGTTTTAACCCAGCATCTGGCGAGAACGTGGACTTCAAACGTCCAACCGACTACACCACCAAGCGCACAAGCAACGGTGACGTGTCGGCAGAGACCGCTGATGACATCATCACCGCAAAGGCAACTGGTACCGTCCAGGATTACTTCACTACGTTCGTCAACTTCGACGAAGCCGATGAAGCAATCAAGATGGACCAGTTAGACGAGCTTCTGGCCCCGATGGCAACACGGATCGTGACAGACCTTGAGCTTGACTATGCGGGCTTCATGATGCGCAACTCTGGCCTTCTGGCTGGCACCCCGGGCACAGCCGTGACCACATGGGATCATGTTGCTGAGGCGTCGTCTGTGATGAAGTCTGCGGGCATCCCAATGGATGGTTCATGGTATTACACAGTCAATCCATACACCCAGACTTCCCTAGCAAGCAACCAGCGTTCTTTGGGCGCAGGTGGCAGCGCTGGTGATCTGGTAAGCGAGGCGCACCGCAACGCCATGATCTCCAGCAACTTTGCAGGCATGGATGTTATGTCGGCAACTACCCTGGATAGCTTCAACACTGGCACCATGGGTGACTTGGTTGGTGCCGTGAATGGCGCTCCCGACCCCACCTATGCGGGCAACAAGGACGACATGAAGCAGAGCATCACCGTGGATGGCTTCGGCACATTCAACGGCGTCGTCCCTGCGGGTACTGTGGTTCGTGTGACTGGCGTGAACCGTCTGAACATGTCAACTCGCAAGCCTGTGATTGACGGAACTGGGTCCAATGTTGAATGGACCGGCGTTGTTACTGAGGATGCTACCCTGACCAGCGGCGCGGGCATCTTGGTTGTTTCAGGCCCTGCTATCTACGAGGCGACCGGTGCTTACAACACCGTTTCCCGTGCAATTGCAGACAATGATGTGATCACCATCCTCAACGCTGACGATACCTTGTTCCAGCCTAACCTCTTCTGGCACAAGCAGGCGTTTGGCATTGGCTCGGTTCCAATCAAGAAGCTGTACTCCACTGATACACTCGCAACCACTGAAGATGGTCTGCGGATGCGTATCTCCAAGGGTGCTGGCTTCCTTGAGAACCGCCAAGATGTGCGGATTGATTTCCGCCCTGCGTATGCGGTCCTTAACCCGTTCTTCGCGGGTCAAGGCTTCGGCTCCTAAACCAAACGGTTGGCCCCTGCGGGGGCCTTCCAACTTGTAGGGAGTATTGCAAGTGCCAACGTGGACAAAGCCTAACGGCAACATAATTGAAACGAATGACCGGCGGGAAACCATTGCTTATTGCAAGAGTCTCGGCTGGTTGCGCGAGGTCGTTAGTGGACCTGAGATTACGGCTGAAGACGTAAACAAAATGCGTAAGGCTGGCTTAAAGAAGCTTGCCAAAGAGCGCAGGATTGAAATTGACGATAGCCTCAGCGTCACTGACATGCGGTGCGTTGTCGTGGCAGCATTGTTTAAAGGATAACGAGTTATGACCCTGAAACCCACCCCTATCATCTTGGAGCAGACGGACGCGGTTTCTACGCCTGTTGAATTCCCTGTGGTGCAGAAAAGCCTACCGGCGACCATCTACGCCACGAATCTTGAAGCGGCAGAAACGGCGGCAATCTTGTTCAGCGTAGATGGGGGGACCACCTTTGAGCCTCTAGCGCAGGACGGTGCCGACCTTGAGCTGACTGCGACATCCAACGTATTCACCATTCAATCTCCGATGCTTCTTGGCGTGACTAAGAGCGCCACAGCCTCCCCTTCTGGCGTGTTCATCATGACCACGAACCCGGACAAGTAAGATGGGCAAGGGGCCTTTAGTCGCTGCGTTGAAGAACACCCTTCTGGGGGCCTTTAGTCGCTCTATTTCGGGGGCAGTCCCCCCCGTAACCACTTATGTTGATCCGGATTATGTTGACCCGGGTTATGTCGATTAACGGAGACACCCCATGACCATTACCCTAAGATCCACCAAAGGATCTGCCCTAACCCACAACGAGCTTGACGGTAACTTCACTGACCTTGATGGGCGCACCAGCACACTGGAAGAAGCGCCGGTCATAATGGTCACGCAGGCCAATGCAGCCACTACCCTTGGTGGCACAATTGACAGCACCAAGGAATACATGCTTACCGCCATCATTGATATGACCGGCATCCAGGTGACCGTTCCAGCAGGGGGTCTTTTCCTTGCTGGGTGGAATTTCGACATTTCCGGCCTTACCTCATCGGAGGGAGCTGCCAAATTGTTTGTTAGTGATGTGGGTGGTTCTGGCGACATACTCATGCGCGATCTATTCATTGAGATGTCAGGCGCAGGCGCGCAAGTCTATGACCTAACGGACGTCGATGGAACAAGCTCAATCGAAGTCGAGCGCATTAACTACAACAATTGCGCTTCTCTTGGCACCATTTCTGGATACCGCCAGGGGCTTGAGACCGGCACGGGGCGATTTGGTGGAACCCCAGAGCTAAAGCTAGATGGGTCTTGGGCTGGGGGGTTCTTTATTGACACCTCTATTGTCCGCGCCTTGACCGCAGGGTCATACTCGCTGTTCAGCGCTGGCGGCACTCTTTCAATGGCGTCACGCTTCCGCACAAATATGAACATTGATCTCCCCGCAAGCGCTTCTGTGTTTGATTTTGCTCCGGCAAACTTCCCAAATCCAAACACGGTGCAGGTGACGGGGGCGATTGTCACCCGATCTGGGATTGCAGATGCGACCGACCCGCTTTTGTCTCCAAACATGGCCGCATCTGACTTGGCCGCAAAATGGAGTGCCAATGTCGGGTTCGGGAACACCTTTGTTGGCGGCGAGTCCTGCATTACATCCACCACAACAACTGTGATTAATGCTGTGGATACAGCCTTCCCAATTCAAGGCACGTACACGGCCGGCGATCTTCAACACTTTGACGCCCCTGCGAATGGGCAGCTTCGGCATCTGGGAGATGACCCTATCGACTACAAGGTGCAGGCCGATTTCATCATGGATGGGGACTCTGGGGATGTTTTGACACTCATCGTTCAGAAGTCAATTGATGACGGCTCTAGCTGGACTGATGAAATTGAGCAAACCCGAACCGTTTTGAACTTCGTAGGTTCGGCTGATGCTGCTGCCTTCGGACTGCGCGGAAAGCTTACCCTATTAAAAGATGAGCGCATCCGAATGGCCATCAAGAACACAACAGACACCTCAAATGTTGAGGCTGAGCTTGATAGTTGCTTTGACATTGAGGCGAGGAGTTGAAGAATGACCACGGGAACACTCATCATTGAGCGCGCACTTCAGAAAATCGGGGTGGCATCGGCAGTCTCCGCACCAGAGCCGGAAAGCATCCAGACCGCATTCGAAGCGCTAAACGGCATGATTGCGCAATGGACGGCGGAGGGGATTGCCATTGATGCGGTCCCCCTTGCGGTTCCGGGGGATGACCTTGGGGAACGCGCTGAGGCAACTAACGCAGTAATTCTCAACTTGGCGGTGCTTGTTTCCCCTGACTTCGACAACGGAAAGACGGTAGTTTCCCCGTCCCTGGCGGCGTCCGCGTCCCGTGAACTTAAGACGGTTCGGGCGCTCTACCAAACGTTCACCATTCCTAAGAAGGTTGTTTCTTCCACCACGCCACGGGGCCAAGGCAACCGCGTCTGGCGCTATGGTGACGCATTCTTCCCTGAAGGCTCAGAGATCGGAAACTAATATGCCGCCAATCCCCTTCCCTGATGGAATTGAAGGCAGCGAACGGCTACCACACACTCGCCGGTCCTTGACGAACTGCTTCAACAATGGGGCAGGGCAGATCATTTCGCGGCCTGGTATTGAGCAACTGAACACCACGGGCAAGGTCGCTCGTGGACAGTTTGTGTGGAATGGCGCGTTGTATCAGGTCGTCAGTCAGAGCCTCATCAAAGTTGAGACCACCGGAGATTTTGTCACAGTCGGTACCATTAGCGGAAACGCAAACATCGTCACAGCGATCGGCTTCAACACGGCGGTTATTCTGGTGCCTGGGGGTGATATCTTCACGCTGGACGCCGCCGACACCATCACCCTGATATCTGGGAACGCCAACTTTGTGCCGAGTGATTCCGTCACCCATATTGATGGGCGGTTTGTTTACATCCCAAGCGATGGAGATCCCGCGTTCTTCTCAGACGTTGGCGATGCTGGGTCTGTGCAGGCCGCTAGCTTCTTCGATGCAGAAGAATTGCCGGACAAAAACGAAGTAGCGCTCAATCTCAACAACACGCTCTACATTGGCGGAACAGACAGCTTTGAGCTTTTCCGAAACACCGGAGCTTCACCCAACCCATTCCAACGCCTAACCGGGGCGCGCATCTCTGCGGGTTATGTCGGGGGATTGATCGAGGCCAACCGAACTTATTTCTTCATTGGCCGCTTGAAGGACCAGGACTTTGGCATCTTTGCGATTGGGCAAGGCGAGGCCCCCAAGATATCAAATGAGGCAATTGACCTCATCCTGACAGAATACACGCAAGAGGAACTATCAGGCGCGGTAGGGGGGCGGTTCATCTGGCGAGGTTATGACATCGCGACATTTACGCTCAAGCGGCACTCTTTCGGGTTCTTCAATGGCGATTGGTTCTTTCTGGACACCCGCATCAATGAGAAGCCCGTGGTTTGGAAGGGTGGCTTTATCACTCAGTTTGATGGTGAGTATTTCACAGCATCCGAGGGGAACATTGGCAAGCTAGTCAGAACAAATATGGATTTCGAGAACCCGGTATCCAAGATCATTGATATCGGCTTTGAGCAAGAGGATGGAGATTACTTCACATGCCAAAACCTGGGGATTGATATTTCTCAGGGGTACACCCAAAGCGGGTTCATCCGAGGCGGGTTCAGTAGTGGCTTCAGCAGCGGGTTCAATGTCTTCAAGGCATTTGATGAGCCTGCCACGGTTGGCCTCTTTATGAGCCGCGATAATGTTCTATACGGCAATGGGGTTTTCCGAGAGGTTGCGGGGCTGGGGAATTACAAGCAGCACCTAGAGTGGAATCTAGCCGGGGGCCTTGGCATGTATCACGGGTTTATGGGGATGCGGATCTACACAACGCAGGACGTTGATTTCTCTGCTGACAAGATGTTCGCGAACTTCAGGTAGGGGATGAAATGACAACTTTACTGCCAGTACCACAGCACGGACAGCGGCTTATAGACCGAGAGGGGCGCGCTAGGAGTGGCTTCCAGCTATTCCTTGATGCGGTGGGCCTCAACTCCACCACAGGCCGATCTAATTTGTTACCTTATACCGTTTCAACTGTCCCGGAAGCATCTGTTGGCTATGGAATGATCATGGTGACGGATGAGTCCGGCGGACCTGTTCCTGCGTATTCTGACCTTACGGACTGGCGCAGGGTCACAGACGGGGCAGTCATATCATGATGATCGAGCGCGTAACCAGCAACTTCCGCCGCATCAAGCGCATAGCCCATGAGTGGGATATGACCATTTCGGATGGTATCTATTACCTTGCCGTCACGGAGGGTGGCGAAGACATCGGGGCACTGTGTTTCCACCCGTGCGATGAGCGCGGTCTCCTAATGCATGTTCAGATGACGGATAAGTGCCGAGGGGCAAAAGCATCTCAGGCGTACAAGGCGGCGTTTGACTGGATGTTTGAGAATACAGACTGCGATATTCTACGCGGTCGCATCCCTGGAGATACGCGGGCGGCGCGAGTGATGGCGCGGCACGTTGGCGCAAACTACGAAGGTGTGGATTGCGACGGATTGCAATGCTATAGTGTAACAAATGAAATGAGGGCTTCCTGATGGGTGGTAAGAAAAACGCAGGGTCACGCGCCGCATCGGCGGCTAACCAAATGACCCAGCTTGGCATCAATGAGTTGCGGCCTTTCCTCGACGCGGGGTCAGCGCAGCTTGAAGGGCTAGCGCAGGGGGCCACGGTTGGCGGTCTTGATGAGCGCCTTGGCGAGATTTTCAACTCTGATACCTTCGGGAATTTGGTTCAGGATCGAGAGCGAGGTGTTCAGAGCGCTTTATCGGCGGGCGGCTTGACGCGATCGGGCGGCGGCGTCCAGGCTATCGCGGATGTTGGATCAGAACTTGGCCTTCAACTTGAGAACCTCTTGACAGGCCGGTCTTCAAACTTGGCGAATATCGGGCAAAGCGCAGCGGGCGGTGTTGCCAACCTGTTTAATCAGCAGGGGCAAAACCTATCCTCTGGGATTGTTACCGACGCTCAGTCTCGGGCTAACTTCGGTGGCCAGCTTGCGGGCTTGGCCGGTGGTATCTTCTTCTCTGATGAGCGCCTGAAGGAAAACATCATGGAGCTGGGGCAGATTGGCGATATGGGGCTTTGCGAGTGGGATTGGATTCCACAGACAAAGGGAACCGTGATTGCTGAGTGTCCTAACGTTGGATTTATTGCGCAAGAGGTTCGGGATAAGCATCCTGAGTTTGTGCGTGAAGAAAGCGGCTGGCTGATGGTTGACTATGAAGGGCTGATTGAGAAGCTTCAGGCAGACCTTGACGACAGAATTGATGGGATGGTGCACTAATGGCTACGCTTAGGAACGTTCACGGCGGGTCACTCATTCCAGACTTTGCCACACCTATCACGCAAGGAGTTGAGCGGGTTCAGGGGCGGCGGCGTGAGGCAGCAGATCAAGCCAACCTGCAAGACCTTATTCGCGGTTCCCTTGGTCTACCCCAGCAACCGCAGCAGAACTTGCCATCGGGTGAGGGTTTGTTTGGTCAACTATCTCAGGGCGGTGGGCTTCTAGGTGGTCGTCAGCGCGCAGGACAGACCCCAGGCATTATTCCAGAGAAGCAAGAGCAATCTGCTGGCCTCCTTGGTCGTATTGCCCCTGGCTTAGCTCAAGCTATCGGTCAGGTTCGAGGCAACCCAGATCAGGAAGACGCTATCCGAACGGAAGCCGAGACTGGCGCGGCGCTGGCCACTGAGTTGCGCGGCATGAAGGACCACGGCGCACGGGTTCGGCGTATGGCGGAGGTGAGCGGTGATATGGTTGGCAAGGGTCAGGATATCGGGCGCGTGACGCAGCTTGCGAACATGTCTCCGGATCAGCTTGATCTTGAGCTTATGAAAATGGAGATGGTTGGCCGGGAGGTTGCCACGCAGCTTCCCCCGCGCAACCGTCAGGATGCTATCGCGGAGCTTATGGCGGTAAACCCCCAGCTTGGCGGGGTTATGCTTGCGCGTCGCGATCGGGAGATTGCAGCGGAGCAGGCGGCACGGGCAGCAGCAGCGCGGCGCGCTCAGGCAGCACGAGCGCCGAAAACGGCACTTGGCAAAGACCTTGCACAGGTTCGGGCAGACATTGCCAGCGGTGCTATTTCTCAGGAGGTGGGCGACCAACTTCTGACCAACTTGCGGACAGCGGCCACAGCGGTTGATGCGCCTGAGTTTTCTGGCGAGGTGCCTGAAGGCATGATGTTTGCTGACCCATCCAACCCACGGGCGGGCGTTGTTCCCATTCCTGGGGCGGTTCCAGAGGCGACGCCCATTGCTGAGGCAAAGGCTTCTCTGGCTGAACTTGGCGTTACCCCCGAAGACCCAAGGTATACCCCAACCCTTGAGGCGGCGGCGGGTGTCGTTTTGCCAGAGGAAAAGGTTCCCGCCGAGATTGAGACCCTTCGTGCCCGCGCAGTGGATGGAGGCCTTGAGCCTGGCACCCCAGAATATCAGCGCTTCATGCTAAGCGACGGTAAGGCAGTTGGTCCCGTTCAGCCTGACTTTGAGGGTGAGCAGAAGCTGCGCAAGGAATTTACAGCCCTCCCTGTTGTCAAAGACTTCTCAGCAGTAGATGACGCCTTCGCGCGAATTGAGGCGTCAGCTTCGGAGCCTAGCGCGGCAGGTGATTTGGCCTTGGTCTTCAACTACATGAAGCTGTTGGACCCAGGATCAGTTGTGCGCGAAAGTGAATTTGCAACAGCGGCAAATGCTACCGCTTGGTTGCAAGAAACTGAAGAGGGTCGCACAGCTCCAGCACCAGTCGCGCGCGCAATCAGGAAGCTGAACACCGGTGAAATTCTAGCCCCAGCACAGCGGGCAGACTTCATCAATCAAGCCGGTTTGGTGCACGGAGCGCAGTTAAGCAACTACACGAAAAAGGCAAATGTGTACCGCGATCTGGCCACGGAATACGGGCTTGAACCTGATCGGATTGTCTCGATACCAGCCGCCGTGGATGAGACAGTTTCTCAGGGCGCACAGATGCCACCTTCATTCGAAACCGTGGTTTCTCCGCAAATCAACTCCCCCGGCATCACCGCTCAGGATATCTGGGATAAGGCCACACCAGAGCAGCGGCGAATCCTCTTGGAGGGCGAATAATGGGCGTTGTTGACGATATCACAGCGAAAATCCTATCAGAGGATGGACTTGAGGCGGCTTCCACTCCTGACCCTGCGGCTAGCGTTGTTTCTCAAATTGAGCAAAGCATCATCCAGGGAGACGGCCCCACATCTGCGCCGCAGGTTATTGACGCGCTTCAGCCGCGAATTACAGAGCCAGCGAATGATGAGGAAGCATCCGAGGGCAGGTTCTCACCTGACTTAACTCAGGAAACAGCAGGGCAATTCACTGACCTTGCCGGACAGGCATTCCAGGGGTTCACCGGTAAAGGGCCTAGTGTTGCGGCGAACATGCTCCCAGAGGCCACCCCAGAGGGTGTTAGGGCTTTGCTAACTCCTACGTTAGACTTGGCGCTATCTGCGCTGGGCGCGGCGGGTGCGGTTCCTGCGGGGGCTGCTGGCTTCATCGGGGATATGGCAGAGGCTGCGGGGATGTCTTCGAATGACGCGCGGCGTCTGGCTAACGACCTCGCGGCCATGCCTGAAGCGTTTGCTGCGTCACCAATGAGGGCAACCATGCCAGCGGCTAGCGCTGCTAGATCGACTCCTGCCTCTCGCGCATCGACACCCGCCGGGCGCGTGATACAGGAAGGTGCGGAGCGTGGCGTCCGAGTTATGACAAGCGACGTGCGGGAACCTAAAACGTGGGCTGGAAAGTGGATCAGGGCAACGGGTGAGAAAATACCTGTGGCTGGCACTGGCGCGGGGCGCGCGGCGCAAGCGGAGGAGCGCGTTGACGCTGTTCGCGGGTTGGTCAATGAGTTTTCAGATGATGCGGGCGCCGCAACTGATGACATCCTACGATCCGTTTCCGATGATCTGATAAAGACACACGGGAAAACCGTTTCTAGATATGTTGGCCTGAAGGATGAAGTGTTTGACAGTGTGTCGGGCGCTGGTCCAGTTCCTGTCCCAAAGGTTTCCGCACGAATTGATGAGCTAATCGCAGCTAATGAGGGGAAGGCCACTATGGCACCTTTGGTTGCAGAACTTCGGAAATGGAGATCTGATCTCCCTGCAAACACAGATATTCGAGACCTTGACGGCTTACGGGCAACTTTGGGTGACGCATATAAAGACCCGCGACTTGCGGGGGCGCAAACTCAAGTTCAAAAGTCGGTTAATAGCCTTTACGGGCCTCTGCGTGAGGATATCGACGCCTTTGTTCAGGCAAACGGCAAGCCTCGCGACCTGACCAAGTTGCGGGTTGCAAATAAGCGCTTGAGCGACGGAATGGATGAGGTCAACAAGACCGCTCTTAAGTCTGTTTTGGCAAAAGGTGACGTTACGCCTGAGAATGTGAAGAACCTTCTTTTCTCAAGCAAGCCTTCGGATGTGCGGCAGGTATATAAGCGCCTTAGCCCCGAAGGGAAGGCCAACGCCCGCGCCGCTATTCTGCATGATGTACTTGATAAGTCGGGAGGCCTTGAGGATGTAAGCGCAAAGCGGTTTACCTCGAACCTTGCCAAACGGGCAAAGCAAATCGGCGTAACTTTCTCAGAGGATGATAAGCGGTCTGTTGATGGCTTCGTTCGGCTGATGAAGGCGACCTCAAGAGCAGATGACGCGGCTTTATCCCCCCCAACAGGGATTCAGTCCCTACCCATCATCGGCGGCGCTGTGGCTACAGACCTTTTAGGCGGCGCTGGGGCTGGGTTGGCGTCAATCGCGTCAATTGGCGCTCTTGCCCGTGCCTATGAAAGCCCCACGATGCGGCGTATACTGGTGAAGGTGGCCAAGGCTCCCCCAGGATCAAAGGCTGAAAGAAATCTTCTATCCCAGGCCGCTAAGGAAATGGAAAAGACAATGGTATCCCCGGCGGCGCGCGGCGCTCAAGCTGCGGGAATAACGGGGCAGAGAATCCCAGAAGAGGGTGCGCAATGACCGCTTTAATCACCGAACACACCCAATACGTTGACGATTCGGGCAAACCCATCGTTGGCGGGAAGCTATACATTGGCCTCAAGGGGGCCGACCCAGTGGCCACCTCTCCGGGCGTTGAGATATATGCCGACCGAGAGCTGACGATACCCACAGCGAACCCTCAGATTCTCGGCGCGGACGGGAGGACCACGGATAAGATATGGGTTGATGGTGAATACTCCATTCAGGTCAATTCCGTTGTTGGTCTCGTGGAAACGCAGGAGTTCCAAGACCTCGACGCAGGTCAGGGCGTAGATGCCTCTGCGACGCTGGAGGCCACGAACGTTATTGGCTTTAACGAAATTGAAGGAACCACGGCGGCGGCGCTGTCTACCCTATCTGCAAACCAGCAATTTGTATTCACAACAGTTGGGCAGAACACGGCCACGGTTTCTTTGAATATTGACGGCACGGGCCTGCGGCCTGTGGTGAAGAACCGGACTAAGCCCATTTTGCCCGGTGAGTTTGAGAACGATCAAGTTGTGATTGTTGCCTACAACGAAGAAATCAACAGCTTCGAGTGGGTCAATCAGAATAACAGGGTCATTGATTACTACATTGGGTCAAACGTACCTGCTGCTGCAACAACTGACATCTGGGTTATAGACGGGAACACCCTTACCGTAACGGGGACAACCGGAATAACCTCATTTGGAACGGCTCCTAGTGTTGGTGCGCGCAGGGTGGTGTTGTTTGACAACGCCTTGACCCTTACGCATAGCGCGAACCTGTCTCTTCCTGGAAATCAAGACTACACAACAGAGGCGGGGGATCGGGCAGTCGTCTATGCAAACACCGATACTCAGTTTGATGTTGTGATCTACAAGACGGACGGCAGGTCTGTTGTTGAGGTCGGCGTCGGCGTCGATCAATCATGGCAGGATGTATCCGGCAGTCGCACACTTGGAACCACCTATCAGAACACAAGTGGATCGCCCATTATGGTTGCAGCTCAGTGGGCTGACGGGGGGAGTGCTTGGGTGGCATATCTGAATGTTTCGTCTAATGGGTCGACGTGGCTGCGTATTGGGTCGGCGTATCACGGGTCTGTTGTTGGTGAAACAAACCCCCTGACGTGCATTGTGCCCGTAAATGGGTATTATCGAATTGGCAGCAACTCAAACGGCTCTGGAAACTCACCTGGAAGCTCCCTGATTAACTGGACTGAATTGACATGATCCAATCAAGCGTCGATCATACAACCTCTGAGAAAGGGCAGCGAAGTGACTGACCAAATTAGAACCCTTGACGAACTTCTGACTCTCCTTGCTGATAACAACACTGGTGATATCAGTGAGCAAGACATGCGGGATCAAACTCTATCTCTCTGGTATCGCGGCGGGTATGACAATCTTGATGACCTCCTTGATAGCCCCAGCGGTCCTCAAGGAGAAGGCACAATTTGGCGCGCGGGAGACACGCTTTACGAGGAAGCGTCACCGACCGCCACGGACATGCATTATGTAACAGATGGTGGCGTTAAGCTTTACGATCTGACGCCACTTGTTGAGCGCCAAGGCTCCATGCGACTACGCAGGGCCATGAAGCTCAACACGGGCTTCACCGGAGATGGCCACGGCGGGGAGTTATTCCCAGGGTCTTCCGGTGCACCTCAAGGTTTTGCTATTGCCAACTGGAACGGCGTCAAAACAGCATTCCTACTGCAACACACCGTCCACGATAGCTATAAAGTCACGGAGCGGCAGACTGTTGTTGCAGCGCCATACCGTGACGATGGCCAAGACCCGCCAAACAGCGAAAAGGTTTGGTCAGATCAGCTTGCGGTAGGGCACCAAAGTTTGAGTGCAGTAGAAAACGGCGATGGCTCTGTCACGCTGTATTCCAACCAGACCACTGAGGCATCCCACGAGGATGACGACACAGGCAAGGGCTTTACGAAAATTGAGTGGCGCGGGAGTGACACAGACCAAACTGACGTGATTTCCTATCAGTTGTTTGGCTATCAGGGTTCCGGTCATCGCTTCGAGGCCTACCACACATCCACGGTTGGCGTTGACCCATCAAACACATACGTTGTGCTTGTTGCTCGCAAAGATAGTGAGATGAGACGGCGTCTGTTTATCTATGACTTGGCCGAGGTTCTTGCGGCGGGTGATCCGTTGTTGGTTGACCCCCTTGTCTCTGAGGTCATTGTTGACACGCCGACAAATGCCTACGGTGATGCGCTACAAGCTGTTGCCGCTGGCCCTGACAATATCGCGCTACTCTTTGGGTTCACCCCTGCGCGGGATGTCAAGTTTGTGGCCTTCTTTGACTATGGCGGGCGACAGACCCCCACTCTGGAAATAGATGGCGCTCGGGTTCTCTACACAGAAGATGAGCTGCTGTCGGATCCGACGCTTGGCGTCCCCTATGCAAACGAGCCGGAAGGCATGACATGGGACGGCGGAAACAAGCTTCTCTGCCTGTTCTATGATGTCTGGCGTGATGTTGGCGACGTTCGGACCTATGAGGGAATTGACTTTGCCTGTGTTGATTCAAGTTCCACAGGGAGTCCTCCAGGTCGGGGCAATAACGATTGGGTGAAAACGGATTTCCCATCTGACGGCACCTATGACCCTGCGGCGACCTACGTGCGCGGCGCGGCCTACACCCAGAAAGACAACGCAGTCATGACCGTTGAGCCCCCCCGTGCGGCAATGGATGATCTGCCGTTATTGGCGGGGAACGCTAATCCCCAGTCTGGGGCGGCGCTCCACACTGGAGACGACCCAATTGACGTGACTGTTCCTGCAAACCGATCTTTCACCCTTCAGGACTACAACGAAGAGATTGATGAATACCGCCTGCGGATGGTTCACAACGGAAACCGCTTTTCTGTCTACGGCAGCGGCGACGATGAGGACCATGACCGCTTTGCCTCCCTCAAGATGAACACAGAGGGTACGGCTGACCGCGCGGAGTTTCGGATTAACGGAAACTCGGGCAACGGTGGTGCCCTTACACTTACCGGCCCGAATGACGCGGCTTTGCCTGAGAGTTATTTCCTGACCGGCAATCGACAGTCTGATAGCTCCCTGCAAACTCTACTGAGCTACGATGGGGACACCGACCGAAATATCCTGCGCCCCAACGCCGGTGATATCTCAGCAATCACGGCGCGGGATGCAATCAGCGGCGGGAACGTAAGCCCCACAACCCCATCTGGTACGATTTCCGAATTGGGAGGGGTGGTTAACGTCAATCTTCAATTTGATAGTTTTGACATCACCGGAATGACCGGCGCGAACAATATGTATGTAGGGGTTTTGCCGTACACTCCCGCAAATGAGCATGTTCTTGGCCCTGCCAGCCTCAATAATTTCGACTTCAACGCGGATGAAGTGCAGGCAATGTGGGTGGTTAACACTTCCGGCATGGTGTTCCTACGGATGCTTCGGGACAATGCCAGCTACCAGATTGCGGATGTATCACAGTTTGACGGCGCAAGCTTCTCTGTCTGCGGTACGTTTGAGGCCAACACGTTTAGCCCGTCCATACCGGTTATCCCTACCGCCCATTATGGATTGGTTTTCGAGGATCGAGCCGCTTGTGAGGCTGCAAGCATTCCGGCTTATGTGGTTGCGTGGGGTGTGTCGGTGCCATGGGGTGCGAATGGGGGACAGCGCGTTATCGGTTATCACCGCGCGGACCCCTCCGCAGTGGACCCAGCCATCGTATCAGGTAATGGCGTGAAGGGCTTCCCTGATGGGCAGACTTATGCCGAGCACTGGAAAGACAATGAAGACCCAGGCACAACGCCCATGGAGACGGCCATTCAAAGCGCATTTGCGTATGCCGATGATGTGCATTTCCCAGATAGCAAATATCGCATTGAGCAAACCGTCGTTATTTCCGATAGCCGGAAAAGTTGGAACTGCGAATTTGGTACAATCTTTCAGTGCGCCCAACCTGCCGGTGATCCCGGAGTCTGGCTTAGGGATGTTGACCCTACAGTCCCAGGGAGTTCTGGCCCGGTAAACACTAAGTTCTTCAACTGTATTTTCCAGAAAATTGGGACTGACACCGCACCTTTACTTCGGGCGACGGTGGCCACCAACACCTTCCTGCAGGATTGCGAGTTCTGGGGTGGATCCCCCGACATTCTGCTTGAAGGGTGTCGGAACTTTGAGAGTATAGGCACACGAACTTCACCGACCATCGCCTACGCCTCTCCGCAAGAGGCGCAAATCAAGCAGACGTGGTGGCAATATTCGGATCTTAGCTTCAGGCGCGGGTTTTCCGTAGTTTTTGAGGGGGGCAGCTTATCATCTAAAACTGACCCAGGAACAAGCCTTTATGAGCGCACGGTGCTTGTGGAGAGCAGCGATGGGTTTACGATGAGAGGCACGTACTGGGGTGCGTCGGATGTGTCCTTCGAGGTCAAGCCGACTGAAAGCACTATGGTTCCGGGCAGCATTATGTTGCGCGACCTTTGGTTTGACGATGGTGGCGGCTCCTTTGTTGGGGCTACCAAAATCAAACTGGATACAAGCGATGCAAATGCCTCCAGGATTCCAATGATCGACGCGGCCAACCTCCGCTGCACCACAACGAGCGACCAAATCGCAATCCACATTAACGAGGTTAATGAGGCTATTTCGGGGGTGCGGTCTAGTGGCAGTCTTTTCTCTGGAGCCTATGAGGAAATGTTCTTGGTTGATGGTGACGCGGCCCACGCTGATGCATCGATCTACCTAACCGGGGGAGAGATTACAGGGTGGGGCAATTCACAGGCTCCGGCTCCAGCTGCCGCCGGTGCTTTTGACGTAACCCGCGCGGGGTCTATCAATCTTGATGGTGTGCGCGTCAACGGCGGTTCTTCAACGCTTGGATCAGACATCTTCACCGCACGGTCTGGCGGCGTTGACTTCATTGGGATGGACGGATGCTCTATAGAGAACTACTCGGAAGCTGGCGGTCAGGGGATTATCAGTCAACCTACAAATGTAAATCGCATCCACATAGATGCCGGTAACGACTGGGCTGATGGGGACATCACCCAACAGCTGCGGCACAACAACTGGAGCAATTTCGGGGTTGGTGCCGATTTGAGTGAGCTACTCACTGACTTCGAGTTGGAAATACCGGGAGGTCTATACAGGTCTGTTGAAGCACCCGACCCAGAAGAAACTCAAAACGGCCCCCCCCTTAGCGGCGGGTTTAACGCAACCGTTGAGGTTCTCCGAGGTGTCAGCCAAAGCACTACAATTATTTACCGCAGGAACACCACCGATCCAGTAAATCAGAAAGTGTTTTTCGGCTTTCGATCTGGCGCAACTGGTGCCCTCACTTGGTATAGCGACAACGACCAAGAACCGATTAATGTGGCAGACCTGCCTCCCGCCGGTCAAAACAGAAACCGCTCTATGCTGGTTGACGACGCCACGTCCACAACTTTCTTTGATGCTGTTGTGGGCGGGGGAGCCAACACTGTGTTTGTGCGGTCGATTGGCTCCGGCTGGCGTATTGGGTAAATCTGCCCACAAAACAAACACCACATGGAAGAAAGGTAAACCATGACTGTACTAACTCAAGCGAACCTAGATGCGAGCCAAAAGGGCCTGCGCAATCTGATCGACACGACCGGCGCGGCACATGCTGAATGCTGCGAGCGCGGCCTGACTGCGGAGCGTGACAAGCTGCGCAAGGTGCAAGCTCACCTGATGATGGCCGAGGCAGAGGCGGGCGACCTGTCTATCCCTGCTGACGAAGGTCAGATTGGCACGCGCTCCGGTGGTGGCAAGTAATGGTTTGGCCGTTCCTCATGGCGTTCTCTGCACTCATTACGGTGATTGCTTGGCTTGTGGGGAACGGCAACGCCGCAAGGTGCGCTTTTGTGATACTTCTAGGCATTTCAGCTATTCGGGTTGCCTTGGCTCTTCCGGTTTCCCATAGCTATGACATCCTCTTGATTTCTGCTATATGGGTTGTGATGGCCGCACTGATACCGCGTCAGGTTGCAGGCGGAGACACCACATCCTTGATCGTGCGTGTCTTTCTTGTGATGAATGGGATGACAGGACTGTGGGCCAAGGTAACTGACGCACCGCGTGTCTTTGGCTCTGCCCCATACGTTGCGGGAGACCTCCTACTGATTGCCGCGATGCTTCTCATAGGGTGGTCACTGCGTCATGACGTTTCTCATAGACTTTCTGACATTGGCAATGGAATACATAGCGTGGTGGGCAATCATTCTGTCCGTCGCGGTGGACCTGCTCGTGGCGGGGATGATCTGGCGCGGGATTCAGAAGGTAAAGCGGCTTATCCGCAAGAGGTGAGCGAAAATGGCTGACGAAGATTTACACCGATACAGAAAGGTTTCACCGGAAAGCGAGGAAGAATGGCAGAGGCTACACAGGGCCGCAGACAGGGCCGACAAGGCTTGGATCGTGAACGCCCCCCTAGTGGCGTTTGCCGTAAACTGGAAAGCCTGGGTGTTCGCAATCGCGATGCTCGCTCTTCTACGCAGGACCGAAGTCATAGCGGTTCTGGACATGCTAGCGGGGACATCCAAATGACTACGTTCAAGCTTATTGTGAGTGCGGCGATTGTGGCTCTTGTCGCGAATGCAGCTTTGCCCACGCTTGTTGATGTTGAGCAATCCTGTGAGCCTGCCCCCGAATGCGTACAAACAGAGGTGATCGAATGATCCTTACCAAAGACATGCTTGACGACATCACCAACTCCACGCGGTACGCATCGCGCAAGGTCGCTCTGTCTAATTTCCTGAACGCCAATGGCGGTGATATGATGCGCCCGCACCGGCTTGCCATGTTCTTGGCTCAAATCCTGCACGAGAGCGGAAACCTGCGGTATGTTAAGGAGGTCTGGGGGCCGACCAACGCGCAAAAGCGTTATGAGGGTCGCGCTGACCTTGGCAACACACAGCCAGGAGATGGTAAGCGCTTTATGGGGCGTGACGTCATCCAGATCACGGGCCGGTTCAACTATCGCCACCTGACAAAGTGGTCGCACGAAAGCGGAAAGAACTGCCCCGACTTCGAGGCAAAGCCAGGGGCGCTAGAAAAACCGGATTGGCTTGGCATTGGTGCTCTATGGTACTGGACCACCCGCGTCCCCCTCAAGTACGTTGACGGTGGCAATCACGAGATGGTGACGCGCCGCATCAATGGCGGGTTGAATGGTTATTCTGACCGACTGGAAAAGTTTGACCGTGCTGCGCTGGTTATTCTCGGATTTGGGATTGATGGCGTGAAAGATTTTCAACAGACCGTTGGCTTAGATGCTGATGGAATTTCTGGCCCGAAAACTCGTGAGGCCCTATTCTCTGCGCTGGTGACTATGCCTGACGCAAAACCCAAAGTAAAAACCAAATCCCCCACACTCATTGAAAGGTTAATCCAATGGTTGGCAAGTATTTCAAACCGACAAGCCTGACCTGGCTGGCGTCCCTTGTTCCGCTTCTGGCGGGCCTTGTTGTGGCTACGTTACCCCTGCACGGGATGGACAGCATTGTCACCACCATAAACAACCTGACTGGCGGCATACCTGCGGCTGTAATGATCAACACCGGCCTTCTTGGCATTGGTGTTCGCGGCGCTCTGGATGATTAAGCGCGTCCTTGGTTGGATTATGGGCGACCTCACACGCGCCCTATCTGACGCCTACGCGGCCAAGCATAACGCAGACACAGAGCAAGCCCGTATAGAGGCAGAGAAGCACATTGCGCGCCTAGAGGTACAGCAGGCCAACCGCGCCCTTGGTGGACGCATCACAGCCTTTGTGCAGATGGCGTGGGCTGCTCCGTTTATTCTCTACACATGGAAGCTCGTCGTGTGGGATAAGATGCTTGGACTAGGCGCGACTGATCCCCTTTCTATCGAGCTTCTGACCATGCAGCGACAAATTGCGGCACTGTACTTTGGCGGGGCTGCGGCTATCGGGGTGGTTCGCGCGATCAAGCGTTAATCCTGCGTCAATCTGCCACGGGGTAAGGTTAACCCTACCACCTCCATTCTGTGTTACGCTGGTGTCACATGAAAAGGAGAGAGACTATGAAGGGACTACTGCTTACCGCTATTATCGCAATCACGACAACCACCGCAACTGCACAGCCTCGTTGCCTGTTAGAAACCGTGGCAATCTATAACCTATCGGAGAAGTACCGAGAGACCGTACAGGAGACAATCACGCGCCCGCACTCTGAATACCCTGACATCGATATTGTCATCGAGATGTGGGCAAATGAGGAAACCGGAACGTGGACCTTAACGGGCCGATCCGTTGACGGGTTTATGTGCATCTTTGGCGCGGGCGCTGACTACGAAGGTCAGTCCATCCGAGACCTGCTTAAGTTCGACGTGGAAGTCTAAAGCCTAAGCATAGAGAAGGGCCTCAAGCGATTGCCGAGGCCCTTCTTGCTGTGTGGGTGGTGGTTAGTCTTCACTATCACCTGAACCTTGCTGATTGTAGGTGGCACCACCATTTAGAACAATGGCCGTCCCCGTTGTCGTCTTGCAGGCATTCTCCGCAAGCGTCTCCAGCGCCCTAGAATGCGCAGCCATTGCTTCTGCAATTGCAACCACGGCATCACTGGTGTGTTTGTTGCTTTTTGCGCTTACGTAAAAGTTGCACTTGTCAAAGCTTGTTTTGTCACTCATTTCTTTACTCCTTTGCCGTTTTGTATTTATCCAAGTCACTCATGGCACCAACACCCCCACCGATATATCCCACTCCCCCACATACACAGAGGCCCACGCTACACCCTTGACGGTCCACGTTCTGGCAAGCGGCCCCTGTGCAGAGGTGAGGCCTAGGGTTACTGTTCGCCGTCGCTCATGGGTCATTGAAATATTATCATGCTTGCAAGAGCAATACGGATTTATTCTGGGGTTAGGTAGCCCACATGTTTTGCACTCCATCATCTCTCTCCTTTATCTCTGCGGCCAGCACCGGCCCCATTCCCGTGATGCAAGTGCTGACCGCCCCGTGCGCCCGTGAGTGGGCATCTGCTTTGAAAGAACAACCGCGATGAATGTGGCGCATTCGGTAGTGCGTGACCAACCAAAACGGTTGATTGCTGCGGTTGCTCATTAAAAGCCCCTGCGCCGGGAGGAGTGACGCAGGGGAGTGTCGCAGCATAACAGGGAGGAAACTGCTGCGAGGTGGTTAGTCTGCGTTGCGGGCGGCAATCATTGCGTCTGCCATAACGTAACAGTTGTCTGCAATCTGCTTGGCGTAGTCGTCACTTACTGGCGTCGGTACGCGGATGGTTTCAAGGGTCTTGGCTGCAAAGTAATCACGCAGGGTCATGCCTTCCACATAATCACCGCCGTGTTCATGATTTCCCCATGCCGCAGGGAATGCTTGCTCATCGCTCATATTCGTTCTCTCCTTTATCTACCCCCACCCTACCAAGTCAGGGGATGGGGGCTATGTGGTGGAATGTCGCAGGGGTTATTCGTCTTCTGGGGCAAACGGATCCGGCACAGTGTAGCCAAGAATCCGCATCTGAATTGTCGCTGCGTGGTCTATGTCGTCACCGTAAAGCGCTTTCCACTTGGCGGGCTCTCTGTGCACGGAAACCTTGCTGTTATCAAACTTCCCCTGGTGGTGTCCGTCGCACGTTGGCAGCATGAACTGGTCAGGACGCTTGTCTCTGCAATAGCGCCGGTGTGTTGGGTGGTGTCCGGTTGTTGGGCTTAACTGTGGCAGTCCGTCTATCTCGCAGAACATACACGGCATGGCTAGAACCTGCTCGCGATACCATGCGTCGCCTTGAGCCTCTGGAGTGGCGCTTCTGGCCTTACGCTTATCGCTCACCTGCTTGACGCGGGTCTTGCGCTTGATAAAGCCGCTACGTTTCATCCCAGCCCCTTTCCGTCCACCTCACATCATTTTCTGCGCCGTATGCGTACAGCCACTCGATAAGCTCTGCCATTTTCTTGACGGATAGATGGGAGGATCTAAACCCCACGGGGAACGGCTCACCATCAAGGCCAATCTCAAATGCGCACTCGTACTTTAGCGCCTTCATAGCCAGAAGCTTCCATGTCTCTGATGACTTCTTTTCCCCGCGCACAAGGCATTGCTTAGAAATATCTGCAAGCATTGCCCACATCTTGCTATTCTGGATCTGACTGCGCGTCGGCTCCGGCTGAAACTTGATAATGCAACCCACTGGCGCACGGGCAACCCACTGAAACGCAGTTGCCCTATGCCCCTCTGTGGCTATGCGGAAATCATGCGTCGCCATCGCCCAGCGCCTCTGCCGCCATGTCGTCCAGAAAGCGGCCGTATTCCTCCATGCACAGACGAAGCAACTCGGGCGTGGTCATTCCGTAGTCGTCAGCCACCTCTCCCAGCGCAAGGATTGCAGTTGCCGAAATGTTTCTGCGCTTTTCTTGATATGTTTCAGCCTCAATCTTCACGGCGTCTCTCCTGTAATGGCGGCTTGCATGGGGGTCATTCTGCCTCCTTCAACTCGGGGCATACACCTTCAACAGCGGCTTTGACCTCAAGTTTCATCGGCTCCGTAAGCTTTGCCAGCTTTGCTTTGAACCCATCGTTATTCAGCCATGCGTCCTTGACTTGCTTCGGCGACGTATTGGGGTTGTTGATCCACTTCTTCAGCTTGTCGCGGGTTTCGGCTGGCGTGGGTTCTGGGGCGTTGTCGCGCTCCTCCTGAGCAACCTCCTGCTGGCGCTGCTGGACGTACTTGTTGTCATCCCACATGCCTAGGAAAATGTCAGCGTTAAAGCCAAGCTGAGAAAGAAGCTTGGTAATTGCGTCGGTGGTGGCCTTCTTAGGCGCATCGCTATCGTTGCGCTTCCCAAACATCTCTGCGCAACCTGGCATCGGGCCAAATACATTGTCACGCGACCCATGCCACAGAGTCACAAGCGCGACCACAAAGCCGTTGTGAATTTCAATGCTTTCTGTGGTGTATCCCCACCCCTCACCAATCGGGCCAAACTGGCGCGTGGCCTCCATTATCTGAGAGTTTGCATTAACGGATGTGAACCCCCCGCGCTGGCTAACGTGCTTTGTGTGCTTCGGGTCAGTCTTCCCCACCGCGTCCCAAATTTTCATGTTGTCGGCTGTCATATTCGTCTCTCCTATTTCCTCCCAGCATAGAGCGTATGGGGTGGGGGTGGCAGTGGACAAAACGTCGCGGTTACTCTTCTTGTGCCGTGATGTACCCGCCTTGATATGGCTCTGTATTCAAATCCCAATCGTCAATCTTCCAATCGCCAGAAGATTGAGACTTCTTAACAGCATCCTCTTCGCTGTCAGCCTCAACGAAAACCCAGGCTGTACCCATTACAGCCGCTTCAACTAAATATGTAGCCATCACCCCATAGCCTCCCAACGCTTCAGTTTCTTCCGGTCTTGCTGGTTGCCGACACACAGCCTACGCAGTTCAGCGCGACGCTCGGCACGGGTTAGTGGCAACTTTTCCGCCTGCCATGCTGCAATGAGGCCCGGTAGGCGCTTGTCGTCGTCAGCCAGACGGGCGCGGATGTTGCGTTTAGCGGTCTCTACGTTGTCGATCATATCATCCCTCCCTTGCGTATTTCAGAGAACTCACGGCACTCTCCAAGACGGCGGCAATGATCATTCTCTCGTGCACCTCGAGGGTGACCCAGATCCGCTGAAGCTCTTTGTTTGCGAGGTCCGTCCAGTGTCCGTGATTCCCGTAGCTGGAGTCTCGCCAAGATGGGTCTTCATAGTCTTCAGGTACGTTCATATCAGTCTCTCCTTTTCCCCAGCATCCACACCATGAGGCAGGGAGGCTATGTGGCGCAGTGTCGCAAGCCCGCGAGGTTCCTTGATGCAATATTCGATAACGCGGGAATATCCCTTACGCCAAATCCATGACCCTCCGCGACCTCTGGTAACTGAACACGGGCAAACCTCAACATCACCGCCAGCATGAACCAAGCGAACAAGCAGAGGCTTCCCGGCCAAGTGCGGAACCGGGTTGCCGTTGTGCTTGATCCACGGGCCGTAGCTCATCAGTACATCTCCACATAAGCAGGGTTTCCGCCAAGTTCGGCCTTGATCACAGGCAGCGCAAAGACTGCAAGGGCAACAAGCACGGCAACGCCTGTCAGCCAGTTCAGCACAAAGAAAACGTTGGTTTCGGTTTGGTCAGTCATTGGGGTTCTCCCTCAACTTGCGCAATCGCTGCGGCAAATTCGCTAATGTCATCGTCTGAGAATGTGATGGTACGCCCGCCACCGAAAGAGCCATGAACCAGCTTCACAAGATCAAGCAGTTCTGGCGCTGCGGCTATCAGGCGGGCGTTGGCCACCAGTTCAGATGATCCGCCAGTCGGCGGGTAGTCATCGTAAATACATGCGTGACTTTCCTTCTTGATGCCACGCATGTATTCAGGCGAAGGGAAAGGACCAACTTTGTGGCACAATCCACAAGAGGTTTTCACAGCCTCATACACCCAAGGCCCCTTTGTATGCTCACTCATTTCTCATCTCTCCCACACTTACGGCACAAGCCGCGATTGTCTTTCAGTTCTTCCATATCAGCAGGCGTCATGCAGCTAATGCAGTCTGCCAGGCCTTGCCGAGCCAGATCAGCGTCACGCTCTTTCCGGCACTGGTCTACATAATCGTCTTGCGCTCGCACCTCATCAATGCGGCGTTGCGTCGCTGACCGGTCACGCTGAGAAAGCGCACGTCCCGCTGCACAGTCGCAGTAATCCACAACGCTACCCTCTGGGGGCAGTGTGTGGCTGCGATAGCCCGCTGCGGGGTGGCCGGTGCCTCTGGTGTATTCGCCGGTGTTGTTGCACTTCCTACACATGCGTCTCTCCTTGTTGGAATTACACTAAGAGTGCACCACCCCTATGTCAATTAAAATTATGCGCTTGCCATAAAAAAGATTAAATGATAGCATTAAAGAATGGAAAGTAAGACAGCACGAGAGAAGTTCCGTGACTGGCAGAAAGCAGAGGGGCGCAAGTCGTCCTGGATTGCAAGTAAGCTACACGTAACCGAGACAACCGTTTGCTTCTGGCGAACTGGTCGCAGTAAGCCGCTGCCTGTTGCTCAGGCGGCAATTGAGGCGCTGACAGAGGGTGCAGTGAAAATGGAGGACTGGGCCAAGGCCCGCGCAACACAAGGACAGACGGAATGACTGACCACATGAACCTAGACCGTGAGATGCGCACGCTAGCCCGCTGCGCCATCTTCGTTGCAATTGCCCTGGCTGCGTTTGGCCTGTGGCTGGCGTGGAGGGTGTTCCTGTGAATGGGAAGCTGAAAGTGCTTGATTTGTTCTCTGGTATAGGCGGATTCTCTCTTGGCCTTGAGCGCACGGGCGGATTTGAAACGGTTGCCTTTTGCGAGATCGAGGATTTTCCGCGTAAGGTTTTGAAAAAGCATTGGCCGGATGTTCCGTGCTTTGAGGATGTTAGAAAGCTGAAAGGGTCAGACGTTGGAGCAGTTGACGTTATTTGCGGGGGATACCCATGCCAGCCTTTCTCCACAGCCGGGAAGCGAAGAGGCAAGAAAGATGACCGCCATCTCTGGCCGGAATTTAGTCGGCTCGTGGCTGAGCTCCGGCCCTCTTGGGTCATTGGAGAGAACGTTGCTGGGCACATCAGCATGGGCCTCGACGACGTGCTTTCTGACTTGGAAGGACAAGGTTACACCTGCCGGTCATTTATTATTCCAGCTTGCGCCCTCGACGCCCCGCACAGGCGAGACAGAGTTTGGACTGTTGCCCACGCCAACGACTTTTTACACGCGGGAGAATTGGACGCCGGAACAGATTGCGGAGCGTCGAGCCGAGGTGAAGTCAGAGACAAACAAAAAGGGCAAGCATCACACGGGAAACGGGTTTGGACTGAACTTGGCCCAGGCGGCAAGAATGTGGCCAACCCCGACTGCGAGAGACCACAAGGGGGGGCGAAAACCGGAAGCCCTCGAGAGGTCAGGGCGCGGCGAGACGAACAGCCTAAACGACGCAGTAACTATTCGGGATCAACATGGCTCCCTGAACCCAACGTGGGTAGAGTGGCTCATGGGGTTCCCGCCAGGGTGGACAGACTTAAATCCCTCGGAAACGCCGTAGTTCCCCAAATCCCTGAAATCATAGGCCGTGCAATATTGGAGTCAGAATCATGAAATTCCTCATCAACCTATTCAACCGCCGCCCCTCCGCAGAGCTAACCAGCGATGAGTTCATGGAGCCACCCACCAGTCGCCGCGCAGACTTGGGGGAGGCTATCCGCAACGCCAATGCCAACTATGATGACGAACGGTTCAGCGTAAAGCTTGACGCCACCACCTTGGAATCGCCGGAATGTAAGTGTGATACCTGCGACTATGCCCTGACGGCCGCTCACAGTGCCCTTATTGACGCTGGGGTTGATGCCAGCAAATGCATTCTCAATGGTGACAGGCGAGGTGAGGCTATTCATCACGAGATTGCAATGAAGATACGCAAGCGGATTGTAGCGCTTGAGAAAATGGAGGGCTTGGGATGAGCAAGCGAAAAGAAATGACATGCGAAGATTGCGGTCATCCGATTAGCATTTGCAACGCTCTGGCGTCAATCATGATGGCGGAGGAGAGGCATGGGGAAGACGCGATGGAAAAGGCGGGCTACCTACGCCGAGACCTAGCAGCCCCCAAGGTGAAGCCGCTGGAGTGGCACTTTCCAGAGCATCACGACACTGTGGAAATCGCCTCCACCATCTTTGGTGAATACACGGTTTGGGAGATTAATGGAGGGGGCTATCTGAGGCGACCCAACGAAGAATGCGGCTGGCCTGTTGGCGGCGACATCAACTCTGCCAAAGCCGCAGCCCAAGCCGATTATTCCCGCCGCATTCTCTCAGCCTTGGAGGGTGAGTGATGCCAGAGACACCAGATCCGCTATCATTGAAGCCGCAGGACCTTAGCAACATGCTAAAACATGCCTTCATGGCTGGACGATTAAGCAACGAGCACCCTGTTGAAATGCTAGATGAATCTTGGGTGAAGTATGACCCAACGGAAAATGCAGCATATCAGCGCATTCTATCCATTCTGATGGGGTTTAACGAATCGCGTACGTCCAGCTTCCAAGTAGACCGTGAGTGCCGGAGAGAGATAGAGGGGGACGAATGAAAAACACCGTATCAATCCCATGGCCCGACAAGGCGCTGCACCCCAACAGCCGTAAGAAGCACCTTCACGCAACGAGCATCCGCAAGAGATACAAGGCGACGTGCTGGGCGCTGGCGAAGAACGCAAAGCTGGACCCGTCACTGCCTCACTTGGACATCACATTCTTTCCGCCAGACAAGCGGCGCAGGGATCTTGACGGGATGCTAGGGGCGATCAAGTACGGCCTAGACGGTATTGCGGAGGCGATGGTCGTGGATGACTACGGGTGGTCCATGTCGATCCGGCGCGGGGAGCCTGACAAGGCAAAGCATGGGTATGTGCTGATAACCTTTTCTCAGCCTCTTACTGTATTGGTAGAGCATCGAGGGAAAGTCATATGACTGACCCCGACGCACACGAGCACCTGATCGACGCCAAGACCATGTTCTGCAAAAAGTGTGGTCAGCATCACGACGACAAGTCTGCCTTCTTTGCGCAATGCCCTGGCGGTGGTGTGGTGTCGGGTATATCGCACATTCTTCTGCGCAATAGGTTCAAGGAAGAGACAGGGGTTGCCCTCTAACGCACAAGGCCCCCACAGGAGAGCGTGAGGGCCTTGGCTTGGCGCTGGCCTGGGTGGGCAATTAACAGCGCGGATTGGTTGGCTGCTTAGGCTGGGATCGAACCAGCGACCAAACGCTTAACAGGCGTTCGCTCTTCCTCTGAGCTACTAAGCAACGTTGCCCACACCATACGCTCTAACGTGGGGGTGTCAATGCTGGGGAGGGGGTTGAGCGCGTGACGGGTATCGAACCCGCGCGGTGTGCGACCTTACCACCTCCCCTGTGATCAATCAGGGACCGCCGCGCTCATGAAGGGTGAGGTCCACCGGTGGTGTCTGCGCTATGCAGTGACATCCTTTGGCTTATGCTCACACCACATAAAAGCGGTTATGTTTGAGCGGGCAGGGCGTTACTCCTGCTAATGCCTGTATTTGTTCGCACAACTCGTAAGCGATGCTACTCTATTTCAGGGCTTCCCCCTTGCAGTGGGACGTGTCTACTTTCCACGCCGCCGCTCCCCCTGACCATACCCTACATCACACACCCACGCAAATGTGGCAGAACGTCGCATGTCAACGGGGGTGGGGTGGTGGTAGGGTGTAGGGGTAATGGATAGGAGAATGACATGACTAAAAGTGCATATGGATTTATCAAGGATGCGGGGCCATGTTCTGTGGCGATGTGGTCTGGCGGCTTGCCGTCTGGATGTTGCGGTAATGATGCCTATGGGGTTCAGATAGAGGGTGCTATGCGTTACCACGCGCCAAAGGGTTACTATGTCAGGGATGACAATAAATTTGCCGGGTTCGCCGGTGGTCTTGCTTGCCCTGTGCATTCTGGGCCTGAAAAATACGGGCCGCGCGTATTCGAGGATGGAACCGATAAAAATGGGAAACGCATGTGGTGCGCAGTCTATGAGGATTTTGAAAATCTTCAGGAAAGCCCCGCAGAGTTTCACACGAAAGCGTGGGTCGCGGTTGACATGCTAACCAAAAACCACCCCAGAACATGATCAACCCTCATAATCTCGTGCCAAGATGTTTAGTTTTACTCACTTTTCATCTGGCGTGATATGGCTTAGAAATAAAGCAGCGGCGGGAGATCGTTACATCTCAACCGCCGCCTTGAAGCTACGAACTTTTGGAACGGTTCACCGCAGCTTCAATAGCAAATATACTGCACAAGCGGGCGCGTTGCAACAGAACCTTTCCTGACTTTTGACCTTTCAAAGCAAAGGGCATTGGCTTTACCCTATGAGCCAGGATCACTGGGACACTGAACGGGCCTCTTTGCCGCAATGCTACCTACGGGGAGATTACAGCGGATTTCCGGGCCGGATTGCTTCGCGTCTGTGCGGGCTTTCCAGATCCAAGACTTGAATACGGTGCTATGCGCTCACGGCTTTATGTGGGACCGAACAGAGTGGCCTTCTGGTGAAACAGGCATACTTGGGGATACGGGACGTTGAAAGCAGACTGGCAAGGCCGCTTCGGTTAACTGTCTACGGATGGTACCGGCCATAGCGGAAAGCGGAACTGTACCTAACGCCCACCAGTAGTGTGTGGCTTACTATGGAGAAGGAGAGAGACGATGCAGGATTTCAAGATCAATAGGCGACTGGTAGTTGACCAAACCCTTTGGGTGAAAGCTGACAGCGCCGAAGAGGCGATGAGATTTGCAAAGATTGCAGGCGCTGAGGTCGTGGCTGTGACTGATGCTGATGTGGTGAAGGCCACGTACCGACACGAGGGCCGTGGATAGCCCCCACACAGAAAGGAACGGATGAATGAGTGAGCTAGTTGATATTTCAAGCATAAGCCTTGGGGAAAGGAAGGATCATTACAGGAAGTCATTCGGGGCGCATGATATGCCGATGACACAGCAAAGAGTTGACGTAACAAAGATGGCGGATGATGAGGCTCGGGATGAAATGCTTCAAGAAATCCATTCTATGCTTCTTCACTTGGTCAATAAGTCCTAACCCCGCGACAAAGTGTCCAATGGCCCCCACCCCCTCCCTAGTGCAGTGTGGGGGCAGATAACAAGGAGAGAGACGAAATGCCGTATACAGATTTCTCAAAGTATGATTGCGGGGCGGATGGGGTCAGCTTCTCAAACGGGCTTCCCGACGAAGGCGAGACGGTGCAAGTTAAGACGGTTTGGTCAAATGGAGCGTGGCAGGAGAAGGTGTTCGCGGAGAAATACGGCCACGAAAAGTGGCACCAATATGACTGGTTTAGCGTTTACAGTAAGCCCCGCATAGATGAGGGGTCTATGCCTATCGTTCTTGAGTGGCGCAGGGTATCATGACTGACCTCTTCCCTGAAACCCCCACCACCATTCTAAGCCACCACTCCACAGCAGACGCGGTAGACAGCTTTTTAGCATGGCGCAAGGCAACCAAGAAGCCCCTTACAGAGCGCGCCGCAAAGATGATTGCCAAGACCCTGGCGCAGATCAACCAAGACGGCGGGAATGCAGACGAGGCGCTGGATCTAGCGCAGGAGCACGGGTGGCAGACAATCAAGCCGGAATGGTATTGGAGAATCAAGAATGGGAACGGAAATAGCAGTCCCCGCGCAATCAATGGTTCCAGCGGAGACGCCACAAGTAACGCAATCAATGTCGCAGCAGGAGCTAGAAGGTCACAGGTCAAAGATTTGTTTTGAGGTTGAAGTCATTCTTGACGGATACTGGAAGGACAGACCATCAGAGGCGGTAAAGGCGGCGATACTGGCGGACTGGGCCGACACGCTGGAAGACTGGCCCCATGATTGGGTGCTGCATGGGTTGCGCAAATGGCGTGACCAATTCCCCAGCAAGAAGCCCAACCCCAGCCACATCAAGAACATGCTGATTGAGGCGCGCAGAGGTCAGACGGACCCCCACCTTGATTTCTATGCAAACATGGTCAACAGCGACAGGTTTTTGCCAGACAGCATGATAAGCGCAGAGACAGCGCAGAAGCTTTTAGACGGGGGCTATGTGACGCCAGAACGCGCCAAGTCTCGCGGCATATTGTAACCCAAGGAGAGACGTGATGACACAGGAGGTGAAGGACATAGAAATGTGCATGATAAAAATGACTTACCTCTCAAAGGGTAAGGGGGCGCATTCGAAGTCAGTTACCCTAGAATTGGTAAGGTCCGGCTTCAGCCTCAAAATAATATCAGAAGCGGCGTCAAGGTTAATGGCGCGCACCCCAACAGATAAGGAGACAGACGGATGAGCGAGACATGGGTAGAGATGAGTAGCCGCCACAAGGCTGAGCGCATGGCCCTGGTGAAGGGTTGGGCGGCGCGGCGGGTGACGCAAGCTCTTGCCGCAAACCGTCTTGGAATTTCGCGAACGCTGTTGAATAACTACATTCAGCGACACGGCATCCATTGGGCAGTGAAAGCGCAGGGCAAGCCGCCACAAGGACATCAAGGGCGCAAGCCTATGGATCTGGATATAGGCGCGATTACGGAATATTACCTTGACGGCTTCACACTGAGGGACTGCGGGGAGAAGTTCGGCGTTCACGCTCATACGATTTCTGCGCACTTAAAGCGGGCTGGTGTTGAGGTGCGCCCAAGCGTTCCGGCGTTAAGAGCGATGAACCGCGACAATCGACCACATACCCCCGCCTCCCACGGCATGGCACGGTAACGAAACAAAGGAGAGATGAGATATGACCGACGAAATAAACAACACTGGTGAAGAAAATACAGGCGACCGGAACAGCGGCGACTGGAACAGCGGCTACCGGAACAGCGGCTACCGGAACAGCGGCGACCGGAACAGCGGCGACTGGAACAGCGGCTACCGGAACAGCGGCTACCGGAACAGCGGCGACCGGAACAGCGGCGACCGGAACAGCGGCGACCGGAACAGCGGCGACTGGAACAGCGGCTACCGGAACAGCGGCGACCGGAACAGAGG